AATAAAGTTCAGGTTTTGCAACCTGTCCGCCATTGTTATGGTGCCAACGCAACCCAAATCACAGTAAATGAAAGTTAAGTTAAATCAATCATTTGTCAGTAAAGACCAAAAAATCAACTTTTCTAACTCTTATTGTGCCATAATTTGGCTTGCAACCGATTTGGGAGTAATCCCTCACGGTAGCAAGTTACCTTCACCACTGGAAAAGATTCACCAGAAGTTCTTCAAGATTATCAAATCTCGAGGAAAAGCAGAAGCAATAAAGTACATAAAGTACCTTAAAGCTGATGTTTATCAACTATTAAGTTGGTCTTCTGATGGAGTGTTTACCGGCTTTCCGAATCACATTCATAAAGACTTAACATTCCTTAAACAAGGAGAGAAGTTTAGTAGTACCTTTATTAAGCTATTACTAACTATCCTTTCATTGTCAAGAATGTTACGTACCAAACCTATTTGCAGTTTTAAAACAATAACTGGGCAGGACGAAAGAAAATGTCCTCTTCCACTATCGTATAAAGATTGCAGGTTGTTTTGGGAATCTTTAGGGTATGATCCAAAACGTCGGCCATCAAGTGTACTTAACTTTACAAATTATCATCGTAGCACAAAGTCAGGACCTAACGGTCATGCTTTGTCATGCTGTATAAATGATCTTTTAGGGTTACTCTATAAACCTGAATTGCTTAACGCAATAAAGGTTTTAGGGGGTCCTAAATTAACATATTATATAGATTTGCTACAAGGATATATAGTAAATTTAAGTGTCTTAATCCGAGGTCCTAATCAATATATAAGAAAACTTACATATTTTTCAGATCCGGATGGAAAAACGCGAGAAATAGCTATCTTTGACTATTTTTCACAGACTTCCTTAAGGCCATTACATAATTATTTATTTAATGCCCTTAAAAAGATTCCACAAGATTGCACCTTTGATCAAACAAAGTATAGGACCCTGTTGGATAATAGTGAAATTTATTATAGTATTGACCTTACGGCCTTTACTGATAGATTTCCTATTAAGTTAAATCATAAGCTATTAAGATCACGTATCGGCCCTAGGGCTGATGCATGGTTAACAGTTATGACGCAACCTTTACAATCAAATATTGGAGAAATTCAATATGAGGTTGGAAATCCTATGGGAGCTTATTCTTCTTGGAACTCAACTGCTTTAGCCCACCATGCAATAGTATGGAAAGCTTGCAGAAACACACGAACTAATTGGAAAACATTACCCTATGCGTTACTAGGAGATGACCTATTATTAGGTAATCAAAAAGTAGCCTTAGAGTACTGTAGACTAATTAGACGTATGGGAGTTCATTGGTCAAGGGAGAAAACACACGTTTCACCCCATTTCTATGAATTTGCAAAGCGAATTCACTGGAATGGAATTGACGTGACTCCTTTCCCAGTTACGGCGTTATTATCGGAATTAAAAGCAGGACCTGTTGGTCTTGTTTCCGTACATAACAACGCAGCTGATAAAGGCTGGTTTTCACCCAACGACGGGGTTTCGAGTTGGATGGGACTATTCACAAACCTTGGTTATAGAAGAAAGTACCGAAAGGTACTACTTCGACGGCTTGAGGAATTGTGGATTGTTACATCCATTCTGCAAGGTAAACTAAGTGCACTGGAATTACTTCCTTTTGTGGACTCAATTTCACCTAAAGTAGCTGAAATAATAGGATCTAGAAGTAATGCAGAAGAGATTCTGACTAATATACTTTTAAATTCAATTATGATGCTATTCGTAGAATCCTTTAGCTCTCTTCTTGACACTAAGTCAGGTACAAGAGAACCGCTCGGCTTATATGCTGAGCAGTTAACTATGTATTTGACAAGTCTTGAAGAAGTTAGTCCAACTCTGCCCATTTGGTCATTACCGGAAGCTTTACCTCATACACATGTATGGGGGGTTATAAGTGAGGAATATTTTAAGTCTCAAAAGAAAGCTTACTTGCTTGATACACTTCACCAAG